TAATATACCATCACGTGGTCCTTCTCAATCTTATCAACAAGTAGGTATTCTTTATAAAGAAACTATTGCTAATACAGAACAACAACCTGGGAATAATACAGATAGTAATGTTCTACCTTTATTTGGAAGACCTACATTTAATGGTTCTAAAAAATGGAACTATTATACATCAAGTGATAAATTTCATAACTTTAAAATACCTATTACTAAAGATGGACGCAAATGTAATGATGATTTCGGTTGTGATGAAGTTATAAATGGTGATATGATAGACATACCATCTTATAATGGTAAATTTAAAGCTGATATATATTCATATGATAGACCAAGTTATATACCTTATGTATATTAGAAGAGTATGTATTTCATTTTTATAATTTTTTCATTTTATAATTTTTTCATTTTATAATTTTTTCATTTTTATTAATTTTACTAATTTAATAATCTAAATATAACTTATATAAATACTATAATTTAAAAAATGTGGTTTAATGAAAAAGATTTACAACAACATTCTACTATTACTGTAAATGATTTATATGGATATGTTTTACCACATGCCGGAACATCACATACAGGACATATTATATCACATACATTAAGGTTTATACCTAATAAAAAAATAAAAAAAATTATTATATTATATTATCCATCGTCAATAACACCTAATATAACTGTTACTGAAAATAATACTGAAACGAATACTAAAAATAATACTGAAACGAATACTAAAAATAATACTGAAACGAATACTAAAAATAATACTGAAACTATAAAAACATATTATCATGAATATTATGTTCCTTTGAAATCACTAAAACATTTTTTCAATGATAATACAATTGAATATGAAGGTATTAATATAAATACATTAAATAATACATTAACTGGTAAAGACAATTTTTTGACCTTAAAAAATAAGGTAAAATTAGAAAATACATTACTTGTTGTATCTGCTGATTTTTCACATTACTTACCTTTTGATGAAGCGATTGATTTAGAAAATAAAGCAGCACATTCTTTAATGTTTAGAAATTTAAAATCATCACCTTATATAGATATTGTTGATGACGTTAAAACATTTTATATATTATATAAACTTTTACCTAAAAAATGTCAATTACAATGGGTTGGTAGAACCCGCAGTTCTGGCGAAAGTGGTGTTGGGTATTTATCTTTTTTAATTAGAGAAAAACCTATTATAAAACAAACTATGACTACAACTATGACTACCACTAAAGAACATTTACCAGATGGTATGTTTATTACAGCATATGATACTCATATGAATACTAGAGAATGTTTAGGTCAATGGTTTAATAATAAAAGTAAAGTATGGACTACTTTTATCGAAACTAATCTTATTAAAAAAGTTATAGGTTTAGCAAAAACAACAAGTCGCTTAACTGGAGGTCAATATATAGATATACCTGTTTTGTATTATACAATTACTTATTTATATAAAGATACTAAAAATGATTTTATAAGAGGATGGCATGGTATATTAAATAATGCTTTTTATTTATCAGATGTTTTTTTAGAAAATACATTTAATAATGGAAAATGGTTTAGTAAACAAGATTTACGATGGCCAAGTGGTAATAATTTTAATTTAACAGAAACATTTAAAAAACTAAATATTAAATCGGGAAGAACATTTACGAATCTAAATACATCAAAATTAACTAAAAAACAGTTATCTAGTAAAAAAAATGTATCAATCACACTCACAAACACACCCACAAACACACCCACAAACACACCCACACATATTAAAACACATACTATATCCAATAATAATAAACCTTATACATTATATTCAAGTAAAAATTTATACTGTAATGTGTAATAGGGTAATGTTTAATTAATCTTCTTTATCAGCAAGTTTTTTATAACATAAACCCAGTCTATTTTGCGACTTCATATGATTCTCTTTTGCTGGTAAAATATACCATTTCATTGCTTTATTAATTAAATTTTGATTTTCATAAATCATACCAATATTATAATATGCTTCAACTAAACCATTGTGAGCTGCTTTTTTATACCATTCTAATGCTTTAACTTTATTGATAGAGCATTTACATTGAATACCATAATTGTAAAATGATGCTAATAAAAATTGACCATATTTATGACCTAAGTCTGCTGCTTTTTTACAATATTCAAATGCTTTAGTCTTATCTTTTTTTACACCATAACCAAAAATATAACATTCAGCAACTTCAAATAATGCGTATTTGTGTTGTTTTTCTGCAGATTTAATATACCAATTAAAAGCAATCTCGGGTTTTTTAACTTCATATTTATAAAATTCACCTAATTGAAATTGACTTTCAGAATTGTCAGACATTATTGCTATTTTTAATAAATTTTTAACATCTTCACTAGATAAATTCATTTTTAATACAAATAAAAGTAAAAACTGTTTACAATTAAATAGTTTACACCCTTGAAGATTTAAAATGGGGGCAATATTTATATATTATTTATATATTTTTATATATTAATTATACATTAATTTTTATTTTTCAATTTTTTATAAAAATTATATTTAATCATCGTATCAATTATTAGATTAGAAATAAAAATTGAAATAATATATTATTAAATAATAATATAAACAAAATTTTATTTTCAAAATAAAATTTAAACTACATTATATTTAATTAGAAATACAATATAAAAAACAAATTACACTTATTTATTAGAGGATAATCCAATTATTATTTATATACTTAAACAGATTAAGGATGATACAATTAAATCAAAAAAATGGTGAAAAAGATAAAATATTAGAACTTATCAATAGTTCTATTAGTAAATCAGATTATGAATTAGAATGTTTATTTTATGATAATGTAATCAATAATAATAATCCTAAAATTAATAATGATAATTTTATGTCATTACTTAAACGTTATAAAAATAATCCTAATTATATCTCTAATACAACTGAAAGATTAACTATACAATTACCTCGTGATAATGAAAAATTCAATAATATACGTATTTTAATAAACGGTTCTGGAGCAATTAAAAACTATTGTAATAATGAAAACATTAGTTTAATACGTAATAATATTAATTTTGAATACAAAACTTCACCTAAAGGTTTAAATCGTGTGGCTATTCCTAATTATAATTTTAAATTAAATTTAAAAGAGGAACATAATTTTAATAATGATGAATCACGTATTAATGAACTTTTACGTGAAATTAATGATATACCTAAAACATATAGATATAAAAAAATATTCTCATTTAAAAAGAAAACAAATGATTTTCAAATTGATATTAGTATTGTAAAAAATAGCACATTGCTAGATAATCATTTCTTAACAGTCAAAGAAATCATTGAACAAAACAAACAAAGAGATGTTGAAAAACCAAAAGATAGTAAAATAACTTTTATAAATTGGTGGAATTCTGTAAAAGATAAACCTACTGAATTAGTTAAAATAAAAAATTCAATGAATTATGTTAAAACGATAAAAGAAAGTAATGTATTTCATGAATTACCTCACTATGAAGTTGAAGTAGAATACATTAAAAATAAGCACAATACTAATCCTACATTTAAAAATATTGTTGAACGTAAAGATTATGTTCAAACAGAATTTGTAAATTTCTTTAAAGAAATTGGAACTGTTTTACAATGTCTTCACAATTCATTCTATATTTTAAGTAATGATGAATTATTAAATGTTAAACACCAATTTTTAAAAGTTGTTGAAAATAGTATTGATGAGAAAATGCTTGAACACAATTTTAAAGCACAACAAAAAATGAATAAAACTAAAACTAACTCTAAAACTAAAACTAAAACTGAAACTAAATCATCTTTACCAAAACAAAAAGGAGGAAATGATGGAAGTGGATCTGATATGTATTCTTTAAATGAAGACAATGATATTAATTTTGAAGAAAAAATAAATGATGAAACCATTATGGCTGGAGGAACACAAATTGTTTCAGGTCACCATACAATTGATGATGAAGATAATTCTAATATTATAAACTATAATGATGATATGAATGGTGGAGACAAAGGTGATAGTGTTATGAATGGTGTATGTAAACGTGGAGGAGGAAGTAATGTTTATGATAATGAAGATGATGATAATAATGAAGGTAATGGTTATGAAGATATGAATCAAATTGGCGGTGCTAAAAAACTTGCCGAATTGAAATATAAAATTATAAGTAATTTAAAATATAATATTTTCTTTGGTCCTCTCATTATTGATTTATTACATACTAATGCTGACCATATTCCACCTTCAGCCATTCCTGACCCAAGAATAAATACTAATATACATATTAATTATTTAGTCACTGATAAAACAGATGGAGACCGTAATTTATTATTCTTTAACGAACAAGGTAAAGCCTATGGTATAAGCCGTGAGACTACATCACAAATTAAATATTTTGGTGTTATCATACCATCACTCGCCAATACTATTTTAGATGGTGAATATATTAGTCGTTCTTATGAAAATAAACTAGTAAATCATTTTTATATATTCGATTCTTATATTTACAAGGGAGAAAATGTTATAATTAAACCATTCTTATTTAATAAGAAAGGAGGAACTAATGGCAGATATGATACTATATTAAATAGTATTAAAGCATTTACTGAAAGCACTAATATTACACAATTAAATAGTAAATTACCATTCTTATTATTTAAAAAAGAATATATGTTATCAGATACACCAGAAAGATATGAACGTGCTATGCTTAAAGGAAAACCATCACTTATGAATGAAAATTGTAAAAACATACTTAATAAAATGAATGTTAGATATGGTGGCTTATTAGATGTCGGTCATCTTTTTCCTTATAAAACAGATGGGCTTGTTTTTCATCCTAATAATTTAGCAGTATTTCAAACAACTATGGATAGTTATATTGTAAATCCATTTGTTTCAAAAGGTAAAAGATGGAATAATAATTATAAATGGAAAGCACAAGACCATCTTACAATTGATTTTAAAATTAAAATTATTAAAGATATGGAAACAAATAAACCAGACTATTCTTATTTTGGTGAAAGTAAATATGTTAAAGTAAATTTATTAACAGCTATTTATCATACACCAAATACTAGAAAAGACCATAATAGATTAAATTTCTATCTTATTAATTCTGGTAGAAAATTTTCTAATTTACCAAGTGAAATGAAGTTTTTATCAACAACTCCTTTTATTGGTTCTTATAATAATGAAGGGATTGAAACAAACCAAATGGGAGAAGCCTATTTTAAAATTGATGTTAATGATAATATTATTTGTAGTGATGGAAGTATTATTACAGATAATGTTATTTGTGAATGTTCTTATAATTTAAATAAGGATATTGATAATAGATGGATGCCAATACGCATTAGAACAGATAAAGATAAACCAAATGCTTATCTTACTGCAAATGCTGCATGGATGTTAATTAATAATCCTATTACTAAACATAAGTTAATTAATAATGATAGTAGTATTGTACATGGTAATGATAGTAGTGATATAAAAGAGAAAAGTGCTTTTATTGAAAAAGAACTAAAAACAAAAGATTATTATAGTGCTCTTGATAAAACTAATTTATCTACAGGACCTTTAAATAAATTTAATAATTTTGTAAAACGCTATTTAATTAATAGAGCATTATCAGGTTATACTAAACCAAATGTTATTGATTTAGCAGTTGGTGAATTTGGTGATTTAGACAAATATATTAAAAATGATGTAAATCATTTATTAGGTATTGATATTAATGAACATAATCTTAATAATTCAGAGAAAGGCGCAGCAACACGTATTATGGAACAGACTTTATTACATAATAATTCTCAATATACTAGATTTGCTGATAAAGTTATTCTTATTAATGGAACAGGAACTAAAAATATTGCCAATGGCGATTGTGTATTTGACAATCTTAATAAATATTATTTAGATGTTTTATATGGTAGAGCAAAAGGCAATACTACTAAATTAAGTAAAATGGAAGGTGTTGGATTAGATGGTTATGATTTAATTACGTGTATGTATGCTATTCACTATATGATGAATGATGAAACATCATTAGATAATTTTCTTAGAAATGTTAGTGAAAATTTACTAGACCAATGTTATTTTATTGGCACTTTTTTAGACGGTATGGAAATATTAAACAAAATAGGTAATCGTAGACAAATTAAAGGTGAAGTTAATGGTAAAAATGTATTTTATATTAAAAAAATCAGTGATGATGACGATGATTATAAAACAATTACTGTTGGAAATAAAATTGAAGTTTTCTTTGAAACATTTGCTACTCCTTTTACTGAAAATTTAGTAAGCATATCTTATTTAGAAGAAAAAGCAAAAAAACATAATCTTAAATTAATAGAATTTAGAGGTTTTTTAGATGAACCTGGTAATATGCTTTCAAAATTTGCTACTGATGGTAATAAAATTGCAACAGAAAATGCTAAACAAATAAAAGAAGAAGAAGCACTCATGACTTGGGCTAAATTCAATAGTTATTTCATCTTTCAAAAAGTGAAAAGTGATCAAGAGTTGTGATATGAAGAGGTGTTATATTATTAGCTCATATTAATTAATAGTTTTTAATTATTTTTTTTTAATATTTATTTTTTATTTTATATTTATTTTCAATATAAAATCAATAAAATTAATAAAAATTGATTTATATTTTATTAATTTTATTTATTTTAGAAATAAATTTATAAGAAGATCATAATAATAAGAAAATGATTGAATTAAATGATTTAAACAAAGTAACTAATCATAATTACGTTTGTAAGTGTGGTTGTAATTTAGAATTTATTGGGTATTCACCTGGAATTGATATATATGCTGGTATAGATACTAATCCTAAATGGATAATTACTCATGATGGTATGGTAGAATACAAATGGCGTGATTATATTAGTTTAGATGACTTCACATTATGGAAAGATTTTCGAGAATATATTATTCTTAGTTATAATGAAATTATATACAGAAATGTAGTATATCCAGAAGATGCACCTTGGATTCATTTATACAATCGAGAGGTTGACAATCACATACCATTAAATGCAAAATTGTCTTACGAATATATTTTTTAAAACAATGTTTATGTTTATATTTATAATATTACATAAATCGTGTAAAAACTACAAATCGTGTAAAAAAAAGAAATTAAATATTAAAATAATGGGCTTATCCTCTAATAAATAATTGTAGTTTTTTTTATAGTGTATTTCTAATTAAATATAATTTAGTATTTTAAATATTATGAATTTGACAGAAGGAACACCACATATACTAGGACGCAAGTCAAGAATAAAAGAACTTAACAGTTATTATATAGTATATATTTTAATATTAGATTAAAATATAGTTTGAAATTAATTATTTAATTAAATAATTAAAAATAAATATCTACTTTAAATATAATAACCGTCAAATAAGTTCAAGGCTTTAAAAAGCTCTTTTAGGTTTATCATTTAATAAACACATCCGTTTGTTTAAGGATAAGACTAATTAAATAAACTATAAATCACTTTTATTAATCATATAAAATACTATTTACTAAACCATATTTAACTGATTGTTTTGCTGAAAAAATATTTCTTTTTTTAAAAATTTATTATTTTACACATTTCTATTTTATATTTTCTTATTATTTCTATTAATTTACTTATTAAACATATTATATAATTATTTTCTTTTTGTAATAGTGTTTCATAATCATTTATAGTTATTAATTCTAATAACTTTAATATAGTATCACAATGTTCTATATTATTTTCTATAACTATTAATTTTTCTAATGTAATTAAGTTTAGTGTATCATCTTTTTCTATTTTATTTATTACACTATTAGTTAATATATTATAACTTCCAGAGACTTTATTATAAAAACTAGCAGTTTCTTTAAACATAATATTATAATGTATCATTGTTCCTTGTAATACCCATTTTATAATTTTAATATTATCATTATTATAATTATTATTATAATTATTACTATTATTATTATTATTATTATAATCAATTAATTCCAGTTTGTTTATACATTGATTTATTTTAGTTAATAGTGTTTTAATTTTTATTTCTGTTTCATTATTTATGTGTGTTTTCTTAATACATTCTCTTTCTAATAGTATTCCAGGTATATATACTATAAAATGTTCTGGACAAACAAATAATTCCATAACTGTTTCAATAACTGTATTTAGATTAAATAATTCATTCCATAATGTTCTTTTTTTTATAAAATAATAGGTCAATAATAAAAAAATTGATATAAAAGTAATAAATAAAGTAATACAACATACTAATACTACCATATTAAATTAATTTTATTAGTTTCCTCTTTATAATTTTATTAAAGTATTTTATTTATATATTAAGTAGTTTATTTATAAAAATATTAAACTTAAAAATGTTAAATATAGTATAATAAATTATACAAATAGTTTTACTAAAATTATAAAGTATGCCAGATCCAACTATAACTTTTTCAACAGCATTTATTGATTTAAATGAAGACCGTAGTAAAGATAAATCACCCAAAGTTAGAATAGGCCATTTTAAAACTCTTGCTAAAAGTGGTATTGCTATATGTCTTTATGTTTCATCTACTTATGAAAACATTGGAAAAGAACTAGAAAATGAATTTGAAAATGTTAAATTAATGCCGATTATAAATTTAGAAGACTTAGAAACCTATAAACTAATTAAAGAATTAAATCCAACTTTACCAATAAATCGTAATATTGAAAAGGATACATTAAATTATATGATTTTACAAAATGCAAAAAATGAATTTGTTTATAAAACACTCATAAGTAATCCTTTTAATACAGACTATTTTGCATGGATTGATTTTAGTATATGTCATATTTTAACTGATAAAGAAACTATATTAAAAAAATTATATAATTATTCTATATCATCTTTTTCTATTGATAATAATTTAAGTAATGATAATAATTTCCTATTATTTCCTACTTGTTTTTCTAAAGAAAAATCACAAACCTATTTTAATATTTTAACATCACATATAGTATGGAGATTTTGTGGTGGTTTTTTTATAGGTAATAAATCAGGGTTAGAACATATGTATTTTTTAATGTTAAAAGAATTACCTCATTTTATAAAACATACAAATAATAATAGTATCGCATGGGAAGTTAATGTATGGTTATGGCTAGAACTAAAGTGTAATTGGATAATAAATAGTTATCAAGCAGACCATAATAATAGTATTTTAACATTACCTCAGCATTATTTTAATTTTAGTTTAGAAGATTATACTATTAATAAAACTGAAAGTCTTATAAATAAATATGTTGATAAAGTTATTTATATAAATTTAGAATCACGAACAGATAGAAAAGAAGAAATAGAAAATGAATTAGATAAATTTAATATTAAATATGAAAGATTTAATGCTATTCGTAGATCAGATTATGGTATTATTGGATGTACTCAATCTCATTTAGAAGTTATTAGAATGGCAAAAAATAAAAGATATAAAAATATATTAATTCTAGAAGATGATTTTATTTTTACAGTTTCTAAAGATAAATTTGAAGAACAAATAGACTTATTATTTAACTCAAATATTGATTTTGATATATGTATGTTAAGTTATAATTTAATTAAATTTAAAACAAATGATGAACATACATTTTTAAATAATGTTCTAGAAGCACAAACAACATCAGGTTATATTATTAATGAAACTATGTATGATATAATTATTGATTTATATACTTGGACTATACCATTATTAGATTCTACTAGACACCATTGGATTTATGCTTTAGACCAAATATGGAAATTATTACAACCTATTACTAATTGGTATTGCTTTAGTAAAAGACTGGGAAAACAAAGTATTTCATATAGTGATTTACATAATGCTTTAGTTAAACCAGATTATTAATTAGGCTTATCCTTAAATAAAAATACACTTTTATTTAAGGATAAGCCTAATAAGTAATATACTTTATATAAAGTATAAAAATGAGATTCATATTAAATAAAAAACAAAAAAAATTTAAATTAAAGATCAAGATTGTAAAGGAACTGATTCATATTACACTAAAAATATACAAAAGTTATAGTTTATTTGATTAATTTATTATTTTTATTTATAAAATTAATAAGTTTATATTTTTAATAATTTAAAAATAAATATTATAAATTAATAAAATATATATATTATTTTTTTTAATTTTATTATTAATAATAGATATTAAAATGTATTCTCCATCATACCGTTATTCTGACAGACTAATTAACAAAAATCTCAATAAATACAGAAAAAAAAACAGCAATAAAAATAATACACATCTTGAAAAACATATAGAAACTATTATTCATCAAACAATGAAAAAAATAGTTCCAGGAATTCCTGGATTTAACCCACCGTCTAATGATGATGATGATGATGATGATGAACCATCAACACCATTTAAATTTCCTAAATTATTTGGTAAAGATAATACTTTAGATGTTTATACTACCCGTAATCATATTTATTTTAAAACAGATGTTACAAAAGAAACCATTGATAAACTTGCTACCGAAATAGATAGTTTAAATCATAAAATGAAAACGTTGGAAACTAAATCTAATCTTGGTACATTTAAACCAAAACCTATTTATTTACATATTACTACCAATGGTGGAGATTTATTAGCTGGTTTTTTTGGTTATGATAAAATTAAAAATTCTAGAATTCCTATTAATACTATTATTGAAGGTTGTGTTGCAAGTGCGGGGAGTTTATTATCTATCGCAGGACAAAATCGTTATATGACGGCACATTCACACTTACTCATTCATCAATTACGGACAGGAATGTTTGGCACTTATGAAGAATTAGTTGATGAAAAAAATAATTGTCATCAATTTATGTCTAAATTAGTGAGTATGTATTATACTAATTGTAGTAGTAAAATGACTAAAACTAAAATTAAAGAGTATTTAAAACATGATAGTTTCTGGAATACTAAAAAAGCAATTATGAATGGTTTAGTTGATGCTGAATGGTCAGGGGCAATAGAAGTTTAAACTTATAAATGTAAATCTATATTAGAAACTCTATTTTCTATTTTTTCTATAATTTCGTGTATTGCTTTAACATCAAAACTTAATTTTATTATTTGTTTATTAGTTTGATTGTTATTTTTATTATTATTTTTATAAATAGTATTAATGATATAACTAGTATAATTATTATTATCTCTACAATTATAATCTTTATTTTTATCATTTTTATTATTTTTATCATTTTTATCATTTTTATTTTGTTTATCATTCGTATTATTATTTTCTATACAATCTTTTTTAATATCACTATTTTCCATTAATTGTTTTATATAAATACTATTTATATATAACCAATTACACCCATTTTTAATTAAATTTAATGTTGTGTTTTGGCCTAGAATACTACATATATTAGGATTATTTTTTACAATATCATCTTTATAATCTAATATATCATCACTAATTTGAAAAATATATCCTAATATATTTCCAAATAAAGTTAAATAATTATAAATTAATTCATATTCTTCTTTATTAATGTAATTTATTTTATTATCAAATAATTGTAATATATATCCTAAAGTTATAGATAATGTAAATAATGAACTTGTTTTCTTTAAATTTAAATCTATATTAACTTCAAACTTATTTAATATTTCTAATGTTGTAATCGTACTACTATTATTATTAAAAATTAATTCTATTATAATATCTTTTTCTTGAAGAAATAATTCATTGTTTTCATTATTTTTAATTTTAATATTATTTTTATTATTAGTATCGTTTTCATTATTTTTATTTACAAATGTTTTTTGTAATAAACTAGTCTCTAGAGATATACTAGTTTTTAATTCCAGATCATCATATTGACCATCAATTAATAGATTTAAATTTTTTTGAAATAAATATTTAATATCATTAAAACAATGTATTAATAAAACTAAATACTCATCATTATAAATAAGTGTTGGCATACAATTATCAAGTAATAATCCAATCTTATTAAACATATAATAAAGAAAAAAGTTTGTATATTCTATTCCATATTTAATATGAAAAGCAGAATTATCTCTACGCATTAAATCATTATCCATCTCTGGTAAATCATCTAAAACTAAACTAAGATCATGTAATAATTCAATACATACTGCTAATGTGTAAATAATATCAGTATTTGTTTTAACATTATTATTTTTTATTATATTATAATGTATTTCATTAGAAATAGTATTATCAATATTGCTAAATATAAGACATAGTATAGGTCTTAATCTTTTTCCATTTTGTAATACATATTTAACTCTATCACGTATTTCTATAGGATAATTATACATATGTTTTTTATAAATAAATTTTTCAATACTAATAAAATAATTATTCATTTTAATTATTTTGTTTTATATTTATCTAATTTATAAAAAATATTTATCTAACATATTAATAATTAATATCTTTAATTAAATACTTAATTATTAAACTTTATAAATTTAATATGAATAAAAATAATAATAATATTAATATTAATAATATTAATAATAGTGAAGAAATAAATATGAATGCTAGAAATATTATAAATACTATGAATAAAAAAAAAGGTAATAACTCTATCAATGGTAATAATAATAAAACTAAAAAAAATAATTATAATAATAATAATAAAAATAATTATAATAATAATAATAATAATAATAATAATCGCAATAAAAAACTTACATTAAATAATTCAACTATATTAAATCAACAAACCAATACTAATAATTTAATGAATAATGAACAAATGATGAATAATGAACAAATGATTAATAATGAACAAATGGTTAATAATGAACCTATGATGAATAATGAAGCTATCATTAATAATGAAGCTATCATTAATAATGAATCTATGATGAATAATAATAATAACAATACTATTACAAAAGTAGAAAGTTTAACTAATAATAATAATAACAATTCTAACACTAAAAAAAATAAAAATATGAGAATGAATAATACAAAACAAATTAAAAAAGAATTAAATGAAATTTGTATGAATTTATTAAATCATCAAATTGTAATGAAATTATTTCATTTTCAAACTACTACTTACGGAGCACATAACGCAAGTGATTCTTATTTAGAAAAATTTGCAAAATTAATGGACCAATTTTTAGAAGTAGCACAAGGTATTTACGGTAAAATATCTTTATCTAGATATTCCGTTTCCGGTAATATACATAATAATCAAACTATTAATACCCATTTAAATGGTATGATTTCTTATTTAAAAACTAAAATTAATACTATTTTATCTAATTATACTGAATTAATTAATCTTCGTGATGAATTACTTAGTGATTTAGAACAATTAAAATATTTACTTACATTTCAATAGATAGGCTTATGTTTATAATTAAATAGATGGAATTACTTTTAATCCCAATGTTTCTAATTCTTCTTTATATTGTTTTCTTTCTTTTTCATCATTATTAAAAATATAATCTGGTGATTTATAATAAACGTTTCCTTTTTCTATATCTTCACTTTGTTTTTTACAACATTTATTATTTAATGATAATATACTACAATTATAACATTTTGGTTCTACTTTACCATAATTTGTAAAACCTATTGGAATAACTCCCATAGGCATTTCACACATTCCTGTTTCTTTAATACATTTACCTTTATTATTTGGATAATTTTTATTGGCTTTATAAAAAGGACAATCATTATCTATTTGACAAGGAGCATCCCATACACCTTTTTGATTTATCTCTGGATGATATGAGTTACAAAATAGTGGAGTGTTATAGTGTGGTAATTCATTACTAACACCATCTACTAAACCAAAACATGTATGATTTTTATACTGTTGGTCTTTTGCTATACTCATCATTTTTTCATCTATTTTTGTTGATACACTACTTTCATCTAATAATGTTGGATCCATATCTGTTTGTTCATAAATATTAATAAACTTTATATTTTGTCTTTGAAATAATTTACTATTTTCATCATTAGGTAATACATCAAAATCAGCATTATCACTAATCTGGTTTTTATAATAATAATTGTTTTCTTTATAGTTATTTAGTTCATTTAATTCTTCTTTCTCTAAATTATTATTAGTATTCTCTAGAGTAACTAAATCTACTTTACTATTTGCATGAAATTCTACTGTTTTTGGTACTGGAACACCTCTTAATTCGATTTTATTAAATACTAATTTATAATTAGTATTCGTATTAGTATTATTATTAGTATTATTATTAGTATTATTATTAGTATTAGTCTTTATTAATTCAATATCATAATAAACAATAAAATGTTGATATTTATATTCTCTTGCTAATGTTAATGTAAATATATAATTTGTTCTGGTTACATCTTTTATTTCAGAAGATATTAAATTTGAATTTATTATCTTAAAAAAATGGTAAGGATGGTATTCAACATAATAATTTAAATTAATAATTAAAATATTAAATGCTGTTATTATTTCTAATTTTAATCTAGTTAATAAGTCTAAATCTACTTTATTTATTTCACCTGAATTTTTATTTATTAATGTTTCACTCTTTTTTACTCTAGATTTTATAGTATCTTTAGTTGTTGTATTAAAATTAAATTTATAAGTTTGTTCTTTTTGTTGTTTTAAAACATTATACATTTGATACATATCTAATTCATCAGTCATAGAAAACTTTTTTAATGTGCGATTGTGTCTTAATATATTACTATCTATTTCTTCTAATTCATTACTATTTAATTGATTTGCTGGTAAAGCAATTTGTTTTTTTATTTCTATTGGTTTTGTATCATTATTTGATTGCGAATTGTATAATTCATCATTTGAGCTTGTTGTTGAATTTATAAATGGTTCTTTTTTATATCTAAATGTATTTAATAATAGTAATAATAATATTACTAATATTATTATATATGTGTATAGTGTATTCATTTTTATTACTATTTTAATATAATTGGCTTATCCTCAAATAAATAATCGTAGTTTATTTTTTAATAGTGTATTTCTAATTAACTATAATGTATTTTAAATTTTATTTCAAAAATAAAATTATATTTATATTATTATTTAATACTATATTATTTTAAAATTTATTGTAATCTAATAATTAATACTATGACTAAATATTATTTAAAAAAAATTTTTAAAAATAGTTTTTATATATATAATTATAATTTAAAATTTATAAAACTCTCGAATAATAATTTGCAATACTAATTTTAAATAACATAGATATACTAAACTTTCAAAATTTGAAATATGTTTTTCATATCTAGTATTTAAGGCATTATTTTGTTTTAAAAAGTTATTAACATGTTCAACTCACATTCTATTTTGTAGTCCTTGTTTATCTTCTATTGTATTTTTATCTATTTGAATTGTTTTAATAAAAATAGAAAATTTCATAAAACTGTCAAAAATTGATTTTTTAATTTTTTTATATGTAAAAGTTGATAAATATATTTTTATACTTATGTATAGGTGTTTGTTATCTTTGATATATTCTTTCTGCTCCAACTCACTATTAACATATGTGAGTTTTAGTAGGTTGAGATTATCTCAACTGATAACATCATTGTTCTTGTATTTCAAGTTCAACTGAGTTGTATGTACGTTGATAATGCCTATTTGGGTTCTACCAAATAACATTTACTAACCAATCATCAATTAACAGAACTCAATGAATTAAAATATAGAATAATAAAAACACCAAAAACAAATACCATAAAATAAAAGCATAATAAATATATAAAATCAACAAAGCACCTTGTGCACCCTAAACATTTTTTTTATTCATCAACAGCAATATGATAATAATCTTGGTCTCCTATATCATCTTCGGATGAGAAAACACCATATTGTTCTAATTCATCTCTTGTTGTATCTATCGTATCTATATACTCAGGTTTATTAATATCACCAAGTTCATATTCATTATCAACTTCATAACTATCATTTGTGTCTAATAACGCTTCTTCATTTTGGTCTTGTTCTGTCATTTCGTCAACAATTGTTGATAAATTTTTATAATCAATTGTTTTAGTTATTTTCATTTGTGCCATTAACATTGCTCTTTTATATTCATTACCTTCTTCACTTAATTTTTTAAATGTATTTAACGTTCTTTCAATCTTTTTTTGATTATATTGTGTTATTTCTTTTTTTATATTATCATCAGTTAATCTATCATATAATGTTTGATTACTATGAATATAATCTAGATAAGAAAGTATAAATTCATTTACAATTTTAATATTATTACTTTTTTTAATTTCAAAATTTTTTATAAAATTTACATTAGTATCTTCTTCAATATCATATAATAGTTCATCTTCTAATCCTAAATTTAATTCTTTATTTAATTCTAGCATATCACGATTTGGTTCTTCATCTAGTTTAAATTCATAATCTATTATTTCACTTTCTTTTTTACCAATATTATTTTTATTTAATATAGTATATAAATTAGATAATGAGATTACATTAATATAATGTAAAAGTGTGCTTATAAACTCTGGAAAAAGAAGTTTATATTTTTCTTTACTTTTAATATCTTTTACAAAATTATATAATTCTCTCGTTGTTTCACTTAATAAAGAAAATAATGTTTCTTTTTCACCATAATTTATAAAAGAACGATATTCTAAACGTATTTTATCTTTATGTATTGGATTTGATAATTTACCATATTTTATTTGGTTCATAACATCGTTTAAGAATTTAATACTAAATTGTAAATATTCTTCCTTTTTTCTATTTCTAAATAAATTACTATTATAATTTTTATCATCAGTATTATCATTATCAGTATTATCATTATTATCATTATTATTATTATCACTATGGTTCAATTTATAATCTTCATATAATTGTTTAAAATCACCTAAATTTGTTAAAATTGTTTTATATTTTCTATAATTTTTTTCAGTTGATGTTATTTTCTTTACTATGTCATCAATTTCATTATCAATACTATTTGTTAAATTTGTAATTTGTTTATATACATCAAACATAGATTGTTTTGATTTTTGTTTCTTATGTTGTGTTTGTTGTTCGTGGTCTATCGTAAATATATCATCTTCGTTTTCTTCAATTTTATTAAAAAAATCTTTTAAGTAATCTAATATAGATAATTTAGGCATTTTTTTAATAATGTCTTTAATCTTATTTTTTTCTAGTTTTTGGTATTCTACATTTTTATCTAACTCTAAATTTATATCTAGAGAACATTTACTAAATAAAGATTGTTGTTGTTGGGCATCACTAGATTGTTCCATTACATTTGTTAAGTTAGCATTATTAAAATTATCTATTAAACCATTTTCATAGTTATAATGAATACAAGTTTCATTTTCTAATTTATTTTCCATATCTCTAAATTTAAATGTATTGCCATAGTAAATTGCTTCTTTTATTCTATTATAATCTGAATGTATATTATAAGTTTCTTTTTCAATATCAACTTTTTTAACATTGGATAAAATACAACGCCCATATTTATCATAAATATGTTCTTTACCTTTATATATACCTTTTTCAATATATTTTTTATACATCTCTTTAACATCATCATTTACAATTGTTTCATAATTAATTTTAATAAGTGCCTGTGATGGTTTATATAAAGGCTCAAATACTATATTTATTTTTACAATAGTTAAAATAGATTTTATTTTACTTAAAATAGTTGTTACTTCACTGAATAAATTAATGGTTTTAGGTATTTCACTATTTTTTTTATTAAAGTAATTCATATAATCAAATTTAGTATCATTCTTATATTCTTCAGGACAACAATTATTTAATAACATAGAATAATTTGATTTTGTTGAATTATCAATAACAGTATTAATTTTATTAATTACATTAAGAGCATAATAAATTTTATTTTCATTACCTACATTAATCATTTTATCAATATTATCATAAGATACTTCTTTTAAATTAGCACTATTTAATAATTTAACAGGATGCCAGGTTATATCATTGTATTCTAAACGAGGCTTAAATTCTCTCCAACTATTAGTATAATAGTTTTCAAACTCATTGATAGTATTTATTTTATTAGATTTATCATTTAATGATGTTATTAATTTATTTTTTACTAAATTGTCATTTTCAACTTGTTTTTTTATTCTTTCTATTAATTTTAATTCAGTAATAGTTGTATTTTTATCATCCAATGACGCATATTCAGGAACCTCTATCATTTTTGACAAAATATACATTATAAATTCAACACCATCTTTTTCATTATCATCATTAATTAATGGATATCCTATACTATTATAATCTAATGGCAATCTATAATTAATTTTACTTGTTTGTAAAATTATTAAAAATCGGGCACCTATATCAGCAATCATATAATTAAGTTCTTGATTATTAATTAATTTACTTAATAATTCTGGGCGTTTTAATAATGCAGGTTTAGATTTTTTATATACTTCATAAAATCTATCTTTTGTTTCAAATGTAAAAGATTTTAAGAAATTGAGAATTTCTACCTCATCATCAATACTAAATGAATTATTAAGATGTTCAATATGAGATAATTCTTTCATTGTTGTGAAAATATGAATACGTTTTTTCATGATTTCTTTTTCAGGCTCATTACCAATTGTTAAATTAGTTATCATCTTTTCAATATATTCTTTTTGTTTTTTTATAATAGGTATTGCTTCTGTAAGTTCTCTTGTTTTTATTACACCTCCATCTTCACCTTTATTAAAATCTTCAAAATCTTCAACATCAGTTGTTTTAATTTCAACACCACATACATTACAAATAAAAGCACCATCACTTTCAGTTCCATAAATATTAGCAATTCTATCAAAATCTATTTTATTGTAGGTTTCCATTAATTCATTATTCTCATATTGATTTCTTAATTCATTTTGATTACCTATTTCATATTGATTACCTATTTCATTTTTAGATTTATTATTTAAATAACTGATTGCTAATTTATGATGATTACATAATAAGTGTTGGTCGCATATATTACAATACGTCCAATTTTTATTATTATCTTTTGTATTATAGTTAGTATAATCTACATTTGTATTATTATTTGTATTATTATTTGTATTATTATTTGTATTATTATTTGTATTATTATTTGTATTAGTATCACTAGAATTATTATAATTATAGTATGTATTTTCAAAGTGTTCTAAAATTACATTACCAGCAATATATTTATCATAATTTGACTCTATTTGTATAAATTTATCTGTTAATTTAAAATGAATACAAGGTTTAGTTGTTTCTAGAGTTTCTTTAATTTTATCTTCTTCTAATTTAAGTTGTTCTTCTTTATTTTTTATTGATAGTTTTTGAGTATTTACTTTATTAATAAGATTTAATCGTAAATTAACCATTTCTTTATTTACATTAGAAATAATAATAGGTATATTTTTAACATAATCTAATTCTTTTTGTAAGTCGTTAATTTGTAATTCTACTTTAATTTGTTCTTCATTCATATTATTTATATCTTCTTCGATATAATCTTTTTCAATACATTTTAAACTATCTAAATCTAAATCATATAAACTCTCATCTTGTAAATTTAATTCTGGATTTTGAATACAATTATTTCTTTTATTTTGAATTAATTTATAAAGAGTAGATAAATCTTCTATAATCCACATTTCATTGTTTCCTATTAATGTTCTTTTATACAATTTACGTGTATTGTCTTCTTTTAATAAAGCATAATCACCTACTAATATAACATTACCATCACTATCTACAGCATCTTTATCATTATCTTTATCCAATCTTTCTTTATTAGGGTATTGTATAATTGATGGTTGTGTTTTTTTAAATCCTGGTTGGTTAAGATTAGGTTGATGATGTTTATTAGGTTGATTGGGTTGATTTATAGAAGCATTTGTCATTATCATAGTATGTTTTTCTTTTATTAATGCTAATTCATTTTCTAAATTTTCAACATTATGGGTTTCTTGATACATTTTTAAATAATTTATTAAAATTGTATTTAATAAAAATTTTCCATTATCAAAATTTGTCTTAAACCAGTTTAATCTCATTTCATCATTATCAACATCTATATTTTTATTATCATAAGAATTAAAATAATAAGTGCTTAAATCATCCATAATATCATTTGTAATATACTTAAACTCATCATTTTTTTTATCATTTATATCACTTATAATACGATTTTTATATTTTTTATCATTTTCTTCTTTTTCTTTTTTCTCTTTCACAACTTTTTTCTTATACACATCAAATTTAGTTTTTAATTTAATGTCTAATTTTGTATAAAATTCAACCACTTTTTGATGTTTTTTTATTAATTTATCATACATATCTATTGTAAGTTCATTACAATCATAATCAAATTTTTCTAGAATAGAATAAATTGAATCAATAGAACAATGTTCCATTTTATTTAAATAAAGATTAATAATATCATTTATATTTGGAATAATTTTTTCTACTTGTTCTTCTAAATGTGTATTATTGAATTGTTTTTGCTTAAATAAATAGATAATAAATTTATCATGATGTTGGGTGATGTTAAATTTACTTTTATTAGTTTTATCATCTTCATCTTCATCTTCATCTTCATTTAAAACTTCTGAATTAATATCTTCTAGTTCTACTGTAATCACATTATTTTTATTTTTTTCTATTTTATATAAATTATTTAATAGACTATTCGCTTGTACTCCTACTACCATACTATTAAAATAACTTAATGGTGGTCTAACATATCCTATTATTCTAATTGTATCACCTTCATAATACACTTTAAATTTAGGTTCAGTTTTTAATATATTTGATTTTATTATAGTTTGGTCATCACTTTTATTGTAATTATTCATTCCGTAATCACTACTGTTTTGGTTTTGATTATTATCTTCTAAAAGAGAATTAGTATTATCATCATTCTCATCGTTGCCGTTATTACCATTATTATCATCATTATCATCACGTGAAGATGATATAAAATTTCCCATTGGACCAAGATTAATTTGATAATCAAAATTTGTTGTTTGTAATCCATAACTTTCGCATTTCATAGGTTTATCACAATATTTAATAGTAACTGTATCTTGGTATAATCTTTTAAAATCATTTTTTTCTAAATCTTGACCTAATCTAAATACTAATCCAACACTATCATTTTCATTTATAGATGTAGGATTTAATTCATTTATTAACTTTTTATTATGAACGTCATTATTTAATAAAATATTTTTTTTATCTTGCATACTTATTAAATCAGTTAAATTTTCATAAAAATTTTCAATAACGTCAGTTGATTTGTTATCATAATTATCTTTATCTATTTTTTTATCTTTATTTAAATATATCTTCTTACGATTTAATACTAAAGGTATTAAATATTTATTAGTATAATCACCTTTTACATATTTAGATAATAATGGTTTATAGTCAGGAGTTTTAAAATTAATATATCTATTATCTTTGACTTTTTCACCTGTTGTAGTATCTACATTAGTACTTATATTATTTTTTAAGAGACTAACTATATTTATATATTTTTTTATACTAGCTATTTTTAATTGATTGTTTCTTTGATAAATAGGCAATTCTTCTATTTTGTATTTTAATATATTACCGCGTTGAAGTCTTTCGGGAATAACTATATTTTTTTCATCTAATTCTACTTTTTTTACTTTTTCATAAGTTCCTTCAATAATAATATCATCTTCATCAATAATGTCTTCAAACTCATCTACATCATACTCGCTATCCGTATTGTTTGTTGTTTGTGATGTTGTAGATAATAATCTACTTCTTCGTTCTCTTATTTCTCTTGTTGGTTCATCAATAGGTTCATTTATTATTGTAAGACTATTATTAGTGTCATTTTCATAATCATCTTCATCATTAAAAATAGCATCAAATTCTTCATTTTTAAATTGATTATCGTTTTGTGTATCTAATACATTACTTAAATCACCATATTTACCCATAATCATCTCATAATTATCCATATCTTCTATATTACTTGCTATATCTTCATTAGAGTAAGTATTTTTACTTTTACCTCCACCTCCACCTTCAAAGATTAATTCACCGTGGTTGTCAATATCTATTTTACCTACATAACCATAGTTTTTATTAGATGAATTTGGATGCTTTAATTGTGATGCTTTAAAATCATATTCATTATCCATACCAAAACCAATTAAATTACCACCTTCATCTTTACCACTAATAATTAATTTATCACCTAATTTATTTGCTAATGCTTTGGAAACATTTTTTTTTTCAATAGTTAATGTATCTTGCATAGGATTATACATCATATGTTCATAAACATCTGGAAAAATAACTTTATTTAAAGATGGTATTAATCTTATTTTTTCTCCATTGTATTCCAACATTGTTGTTAATTCATTATTTTCTTTTAATTTTTTAAAAGTATCTAGAACAACATTATAATTTTCATTATTTTCTAAAGAAGTATTATTATCATTATTATCATTATTATTAGTATTAGTGGTATTATTATTATTAGTATTAGTATCAGTATTAGTATTAGTATTATTATCAATTAGTATAGGTGTAATTCTACTTATACCTCCAAAGGTAGGCACTTCGCGATTTTTATAAAATAAGAAACTTAAAGTATTACCTAAAGATGATATGTTTATTTCATTTGTAGGTAAATTTACCCAAATACCTTTATCATTTTTTTCTATAATATCAACTTTTTTATTATTAAGATGTTTATAAGACGATGTTGGAGGTGTATTAATCATAATACGATTACCTGACACTAATTTACTATGTAAATCCATCATTTCAATATCTCTTTCTGGTAATTCAACTTCTGGTTTATACTCTGGAATGCCTAATGGAAATGCAAATTCCATTAATTCTTTTAACATTTTTTTTTCAGATGGTGTTAAATTATAAGTTCTATAATATTTTAAAAGTGCACTTTTAAGACTACTATGTTGAAATTCATTTATTATTCCTACTTTTTTAATATAAGGGTGAATGTTAAATTTACTAAATATTGGATGTGTGTTTTTGTCTAATCTAAATACAATTATTTGATTGTTTGGTAAAATAGAGACTAATAAACCATATAACTTATTCGTATTTGTATTAATTAATATACTACCAGGTTTAATATTTTCCATTTTAAAGGTTAAATTATTTTTTTAAAATTAGTTTATTGTTATGTAATCTTTTTATTTTAATATGATATATTTTTTATTTTAATATCTATTAATTATTAATATTAATATTATTATAGTTTAACTTTAATAATATTAATATTAATATTAATATTAATAATTAATTATCTATAGATAAATATAATTATAATTTAAAATTTATAAAACTCTCGAATAATAATTTGCAACACTAATTTTAAACAACATAGATATACTAAACTTTCAAAGTTTGAAATATGTTTTTCATATCTAGTATTTAAGGCTTTATTTTCTTTTAAAAAGTTATTAACATATTCAACTCTTATTCTATTTTGTATTCCTTATTTATTTTCTATTGTATTTTTATCTATTTTATTTTTTAGATGGATATATTAAGTTTATATACTTAGAATTTAATATTATTGAAGAAATATTTAAATTTTATAACATAGATGAATTTAGAACATCATCTTTAATTAGGCATATCCTTAAATAAACTATCGTGTTTAATTAAATTAAATAATTAATTTCAAA